GCTCGGAGATGTGTATAAGAGACAGGGCTAGTGGAGGCGGCGGGGCCTCACCCTTCGACCGACTCCCATCCATCAACTGAACGTCTGGAACGCTTTTCCCTTCGACCTCAGAGAAGGTTTTGTTGCCGATAGACTTGATTCCCATGATGTTGAGATATTTTCCGTTCCTCTGTACGACCAAATTTGCCTGTTCGCCCTGGCCCGCTTTGAGATAGGGCCACAAGTCTTTTTTCCAGCAAGTGCATTCCCAATTCCCGTACTCCACCTTGACGTAGTTCCCCTTGCGGTAGATGACTTCCTGATAGCGGTTAATCTTTGCCAGTGTGCCCGCAGGCGGGTCGGTTGGTATCGGTGGGTCTGCCGGCGGGTCAGGCGGCGGCGCCGGCGGTAGAGCGGGCGCAGAGAGTGGCCGGCCTTCTGTGTCGGTGACTTCGCGGCCTTCCGGGGAAAGATCGTCGTCCGCCTGCATCATTTCCTCGTCGGTGTAGATGTCCGCTAGGTCGGGGTAGGCTTTCCGCAGGGCAAGAGCTTCGGCACACTTAGCCAGCATGTGCCTGGGCATCTTCCGCCACATGAAGGCTTCGGGGGAGTTAATGTCGGCTGGCGAGAACTCCTGCCAAAAGGCTGTCGCCACGGTCGGTTGTTCGACGCCCTTCTTCCACAACTTGATGCGGGCCAGGATGGGGATTTTTTTGTCTGTTCCGTACTCATAGTCCGCTTCGCCTATCGAACCGAAGTCCTTGTGGCTCCTTGCGGCCATCGCCCGATAGCCGTCAATCCCAATCTGAATAGCCATCTTGCCTTTGCGCTTGACACAGTGAAGTTGTCGGGTGAAGGGGTCGAGCTTGTGCTTCTTTGCGACGAACATGAACAGGGCAAATTCGTCGGGAGTGGTGTCTTTGGCAACCGTGCGCTGCAAGAGAGCTATCTGTTCCGGGCGAAGTCCATGCTCTCGCCTTGCGAGTTGTTCCGGCAAAACTCCCGCGACAAGCGCGGTCGAAGTCTGCCGCTTGCGCTTGGGTGGCTTGCGCTTCGTGCGCCGTTTGCGCTTTGGTTTGCCTTTCTTAGACCGCATCGACACTCCATACTTCGATCCCAGGACAAGCAGCTTCGGCCTTTTTCTTGTCTTTGGCTGCGCGAACCATCCTTCCAATTGCAGCCTCGTCAGCCATCCGGTATGTGCCTGGAATCAAGGCATAATTGAGAATGCGAAACTTCCAGTTCGTCCGGCCCTTGATGCCAGCCATCTTTGGGATCGAGGGCTTCACCTTGACCTCTTTGACCTGGGCGGCGGCTTCCGCCGCATCTTGCGCCGCCCTTACGTCTGCGTCAGCCTGCGCGGTTGCTTCTCTCGAAAGCCTGTTAGCGTCCCGCTTCCCAAATTCGCCAGCCTTGCGCGCTTGCTCAATTTCTTTTTCCCGCTGCTTGCGCTGGGCTTCGGCGTCACGCTCAGCGGCTATTCGCCCTCTTTCGGCTTCTGCGGCAGCCACTCGGCGGCGGTCGGCGTTGAGCTTTTCCTGTTCCACTTCCGCAGCCCTGCGCTCCTCTTCACGCCACAGAGAAGCCTTTCCTGATGCAAGCTCAGCGATAGGTGTCACCCGGTTCACGAAAGCAGCCTTCTGGTTGCGTAGTGTTTCCAAATGCTCGCGCGCCGAGTTGATGCCTGGGTCTAGTACGAAGCCAACCGCCTTGATTTCTTTCCGCGCATCCAAGGCAATCTGGCAAGCGAGCGTATAAGATTCCTGGTCTCTTACTTGAATCGAGGTTGCTTGCTCGTAGAGGATGGCAAGTCTGCTTTCAATTGGCTTTGTATCAATCGGTGTAAGCGTTGTGCTCATTCCGTCCTCACTTCACCACGAAGATTCCTACTAACTTGATGTGGACCGTCTTTCCCCGGCGTCGCGCCTCAAGCTTCAAGGTTCGGTGGGTTTTGGCAGCGAGATAAAGAGAGCTAGCTAGTTGGATAGATTCAACGGAAACTGGCAACCATTTATCTTTTCCAAGTTTCTTTACCGCTTCCCATATGGGTATCCAAGAAGCCAGCTTTCCCCTAGGAGCAGGTGCTTCCTTCGATGGCTTACCAATGTCGAAAGGTTGAACGATGTTCATGCCGTTTTCTCCAGTACCTCAGGAAGTTCAGACCAGCAGACCCAGCACACTGTTCCGCCGAAAAGTGTTGTGCGTTTGTCGTTCACAAACAGAGAGCGCATCACATGGCAGCTCCCGCACCTCTGAGGCGTGAACGCCAGTACAAGGCAGCTACCATCCGGCCCCCAGATGTATTCGACTTCTGCCATTTTCATCCCTCCCCACAACCGGCCCGGCGTTCCATGTCCCGCTCATGGGCTTCCAGGTCGGGCTGTGTGCAAGTGTGGTGCTCCCGATTGATGTGCATAGTGCCGTAACCATTTTCGTTTGGCGGACAATGGCATCCTCCGCGCGGATGTGTGGCATAAGAGCCGCAATCAGGGCAGGGGTGCTCTCTCCAAGACCGTAACTTGTTGTATTCTTCCCTCGTCATTCCGCTTTCCCCCCTAGAGCCGCTTCGACTTCGCGGATGGATTCCTCTAGGCGCTTGAATGTTGATGCTTCCCTTGAATCAAAGCCCCTGCCATGTCCGAGTAATCCTAAGAGCGCATAAGCATCGCGGGCGGCTCCCAGCAACTCCTCCACCTTCGGGCGGGCGTTGACGGAGGTGACGATGAGTTTGGCATTGGCTGAGTTTTGGTCGAGAAAGTCGGAAGAGTCGAATCCCGCCCAATGTACAACCTCTTTCCTGGTGCCAGCCTTCATAATGCAAAGCACATGCTGGTTTTCAAAAATCTCCCACGGCAACGGCGTATGCTTCGTTTCTCTCATCGCCTCGACCTCTCCAGTTTCTCTTTCAATGGACAGCACAGCTAGGATTAGAATCAGGCTTAGGCTCACAACCATTGCAGCTACAAAAAACACTTTGCTAAACATGGTCATTTCTCCTTGCTTGGCCCCAGCATTTCGTCTATCAGCGGCTTGATGTCCGCGTGCCACACAACGGGGAACAGTAAGCGAATCACGAACCAGCACACAACTCCCCCGCAGACTAGAATCAACTCGAAGATGAGCAGGTCTAAGAGCATCGCTGTCTCACCCTTTTAGCGGTCAGTTCAATGCAAACCGTTCTATTGTCACCATGCCTGGGAATAAAGGTAGCAAGCAGCCGCCTAAAAAACGTCCTCTCAAAAATGTGCAAATGTCTTGCTTGTTCGCCTTTCTTGGACTTCGGGCCTTTGAAATAACAGCGAAACAAGTCTCCGTTGGCTCGATAGTGTGCGCTTTCTATCCACACCCTCTGCTTATTGACCTGCTGCCTACTTCTTTTCACTACCTCTCTCCCATGTCCGGCGGTGCGTGCGCCGTTCCTCTTCCGCCAGCATCTTTTTGTGCGCTCGGAAAGCCCCAATCAGAATCCAAGCCGAAAGAAGTGCAGCCACTAAAAGCACCCAGCCAAAGAAGTCCATCGCTCACGCTCCCTTGAGAGGTACGGGGGCATCGGTGGAAAGCGACACCCCCGCAGTCGTGTATGGACTGCCCTTGTCTCGGTCGGAGGGGCCAGGGGCAGTCTGGTGAGAAGTCAACCTAGTAAAGATAGCGTAGAGAGAATCTGCCGAAACCCTAATGTGCCTGTTGCGTATATCCCTGGTCGGTGGTTCAAGAACTGTCGCCCTGAAAGTGCAGCCGTTTCTTCTACACCTACCAGCAAAACCGTTAAGCTTTCGCCGTCCACCATCAAAGGCAAACTTCTTTGGCGTGTATTCCATGTGGTGCAGGAAGCGGCAGTTCATTTCTCAGGCCCTTTCGGTCCTCTCTTTTTTTCGGTAACGCGCGCGAATGAGTTGCACCATATTTATTGCATTTTCTTCCGTCTCTACAATAATGGCGCACATCTCATTCTCCTGGCGCCTCGCTTCTTGAATCTTCGCGTCGAGTTGCAGCCCATCCCTTAACTTAACTCGTAGTCCCTCCAAGAGATTCTTGTTTTGATTCATCAAGACATCATAAAACGAGTCGTAATAACTAAGTTTACCGACCGCTTTTTCTAGTGTGTAGACTGCGTGTTCTAACCTTTCTAGTAGCACTGCCTGTTTCTGTTGCCGTTGCTGACGTTTGGTAAGCCACTTCATTCGCCAGTGGTACAGGAAGCGGAAGCTCATTTCAAACAGCCTTTGCAGGCTTGTTGTCCGTGCGCCTATCTAATTCTTGACGGGCAAGCGTGCGGAACCACTCGCTTAGGTTCATTCGTTGTCTGCGTGCCTGCCCGATGAACCGCCTACGTTCTCCGCGCCGCAATCGGATATTCACTTGGCTTCGTTTTGATTGGGTAAGCATGATAGACGCACCATAGACGCTAGACAAATAAAAAGCAAGCGTTTTAATGTGATTTTAATGCGGCGTGTTTTCTTATACTTGGAGGGAGGGGCCGGGGAGTGGCGCTTCCCGACCCCTTGTGAGAGAGGATACTACGTTTTGGGAACTACACCTTTCAGGCGGGCAACAGCCATTTCAATCAAGAGATTCAGCAAGGAATCTTTGACTTCGATTCCACCGTCTTTCGCCGCTTGCTTGATGCGCTTGAAGGCCGCACCTTTCTTCTGCGAGTTGGTTAGGTTGCCAGCCTCCAACTCACGGACTACCGCCCAAGCCACCTTGCCCAATTTGGTCTTGAGCATAGCCCGGGCTGCTGCGATCAGCTTGTTCAGGGCTGACTTTCCAAACATTCCGACTGCGACCTTCTTGAAGAACCTCCAGAGTTTTCCGAACAACTTCTTTACTCCCATGACACTCTCCTTATTTTACGATCCCTTGGAAGAAGCTGCCGACTGAGCCGATCAGTTGCAGCAAGAACAACCCTGCACGCTTCGCTAGGTTGGCTGGCTTAGTCATCTGCTTTACCTTCTTCTCAATATGGGCCGTGGTTTTGTTGATGTTCTCCGCTGCGCCAGCAACCTCCTGAGCGATTTTCTCAGTGGATTGCAAGGTAGCGGGAATGCTTGGATCTCCGGTGATGCGGGCGGCGTTTGCTGAGGCTTCGGCTAGGTTCTTCAACACTGGCTGGAGTGCTTGTACCGCAGCCGATACTTCCTCAGCCACTTCCTGCATGTTGGCATCGGTGTTTTCGAGTGACTTTGCCAGTTGGGGGAGAATATCAGTGCGGAAGCTGGCGAGTGTCTTTTCAGCCTCGCGCAGTACACGGCCTGCCTGTCGGCTGTTCTTGGCCCAATACTGCCGCTGTTCCTGGGAGGCTTTGGCCCATTCGTCCGAAGCCTGGGCTATCCGCATGAGAGTGGCATCGGTGTGCTCCAGTGTCCCACTCAGGCCGGCGCGCAGATCCAGCAGCAACTCCTCAAACTGCTGAACGCCGCCTGTGCTCTGATGCAGGACAACCGTGGTTTGCACCATCGCGGCGCCCACAGACAGGGCGGCTAGGGTGGTAGCCACTTGCAGCGAGAGCTTGATGACCTTTGCGATCTTGTCGAACACTTACTTCCCTTTCAGCTTCGGGTACTTCTCTGTTATGCCTTTGCGGAAATTACCTGCCAGTGCGTTCAAAAACTTCACCAGAACCTTGCCCCACATCGGCTCGATTTCTTTCGGTTCTGGCAGCGACTCGACCAAGGCATTCAATCCGTAGTACAGCCCGATAACCACCATAGTTTCTGTTTCCATGACAGCCTCCTATGCTTTTGTCCACGGCCCTTGAAAGTGAGCCATATCCTTTTTCGTCCACCGTCCTCCCCAAACTAAGCCGAGGGATTCTCCAATCTTCCCAATTCTTTCCCACACTGGATCGTTGGAATCCCACTGGAGTTTGTCCGGGCCGTGAAGTTGGAACATAGCGAAAGGCGCGACATCTATGGCCTCAGCACGCATCTCTGGGGGTTGCGGCAGGTGCTTGGAGTTCATAGTCCAAGAGACGCCCTTCTTGATATTCTCTTTCTGCTCCTCCTCCGTCCGAAGAGTGTCCAGAACCATCAAAGGAATCTGGGCTTCGGTGCATCGGGCTAGAAATTCAATCACTAGCGGTCGGAAGCGCGTGCTCAGGTCTGAAAGGCGACGGCTCATTTAGTTGGCCTCTGTGGTGGTGTTAGCCAGAGGTTGAGAGACGAGAATGTAAATCCTCGCCTGCCCTGCTGTAGCATTAACATGGTTGTCGCCGGTTAGGTCGCATTGGATTTCGATTGTCGCGGCTGCGACGGCCATGTAGGGAGCAAACTTGTCGGTGGAATCAAACAGCAGCGCGCCCTTACCCCCGCTTGCGGTGGCATCGTGTAACTCGTACACGGTCGCTGCGGCGAAGAAATTGTCATCCAGCGTTAGATCATTGGCCGCCCCTCCGTTCGTTCCGACCGAGCAGACCGCCGCCGAAATAGAACCCCCCGACCAGCCCGTAACCACCGTTCCCACGACATCGTGAATCATCGTGTTGGCTGGGAGCGTCCAGAGAGTGAAGGTGTCCGCCGTCGCCCCAGCCGTCATATCGCCGAAGTCCACCTGCTTGAAAATCCAGCGGGGCAAGTTGGAAAGGTCGCCCTCAAGACTGTTCATTCGAGCCTGAGCAACCGGATGAAAAGAGGCTGCCGTGTCCCCGATATTAGGGCCATAGACAGAGTTGGCTCCGTTTTGTCTGAGTAACGCCCCACCGGAATTTCCGGTCAGTATGTTCCCAACGATGTAGTTTGAGACTGGGCTTGCGCCAGAGTTTTCCTCTATCCCGTGGTCGCCACTGGAATCTATAGATACATTTCCAACAATCGTGTTGAAACTTGGTTCTGTGGTAGCCAGGATTAGTTCAATACCACTCTTGGTGGAAGACCGAATGACGTTCCCGACGATTGAATTGCTCTGACCGCCCGATACAAGAATCCCTTGTAGCGTCGAGGAAAGAATCGTGTTTCCTTGGATTGTGCATCTATCTCCTCCCACCGTGATGCCTGTACTTCCAGGGGTGTCGATTACGTTTCCAATGATTGAAATTCGTAGGTCATTAGTACCCGTTTGTATCCCGCGCAAAGTTGGACTTGTTATACTGTTGTTGGAAATAGTCACGTCCGTTGACGCGTTGGAGGTTGTATTGACAATCCCATTTTGCGAAACCGAACTTATTACGTTAGTAGAGATGCTAACGCCAGAAACAGCGGAAAAAACTATTCCTTCCGCTGTCGAACGGATTGTGTTTCCATTCGCCGTGACTTCTTCGGTGGTTCCTACCCCGCCTGTAATGGCAATACCAGAGTTTCCAGATGAGCTGCCAGAACCATTGATTACGTTTCCCTCAATGGTGACCTCTCTAATCACACTAGAGGCGTTGTTTGGTTCTAGGTCAATCCCATGAAGTGCCGAACCTGTGATTTGATTGTCGGAAATTATTACCCGTTCGCCCTCGGTCACGGCAATGCCGTTTCGCCCTGCATTTGTAATGGTATTATTACGAATTGAATTTCGCAGCGGTTTCACTGTCACAGTAGAACTTGCAGAAATCAGAATGCCATCTCCGACAGAATCGGCCGACCACACGCCGTCTATCACTAAATCCACTACCGCCTTGAAAAGCATTGAGGGACGACTGGTATCGCCATTAGAAGCGGAGGAATCAAACTTTAGGTTTCTGACGGTGATGTTGGTATTTCTTGCTCCGTCGGTAGCTGGATTTGGCGTGTCATTTTCCAGCAAAGAGTTATTTCCAAAGCTGGCGCTTGCCTTGATAATCGAAGCGGCCCCCGTACCCATCAATGTGCTATTGGAAGGCATTGTGATCGTAGATGTGATCGTGAAGGTTCCAGGAGGAACGATTACCAGTCCTCCACCAGCCGGCAAGCCGTCTAGTGCTCCCTGAATGGTGGTGTATTCAGTTCCATCGACGTAACGGATTTCGTTGATTCTTCCTGCTGTTATGGTTCCAGTAAAGGTTTGCGCTGTGGCCCAAGTGTTCGTCAAGGTCAGAATGGTCGTGACGTTATCCACCGACCATTGCAGCACGTTTGAGGAGTTGTGGACCTCGATTGTGTAAGACTCATCAGAGGTCAGCCAGATTCCCGCGAAACCCCCTGCATCTAGGAGTACCGGATTGGCATTGGGAGTTCCGCCCCCTGAATCGGTGTAGGTTGCTTGATTTGTAGTTGTCAGGCTGATGTAGGTGTGGACGTGGCCGTTGGCGAGAGGGTTTCCTGACGTGTCGAGGAATTGAATCCTAGGAACGGGAATAAGTTGTTTGGTCTGAGCCTGCGCCGGCAAGATTACCAGCAACAAAGCCAGGAACAAGAAGGCCAACAAAAAGGCTAACCACAGAACTCGTTTCATTCAATTCCTCCTAGTACACTTTCATCTGGACGAAAATCAATTCGCGTAGGTCTTTCTGGAACTTCGATCTTGGGTTCCCAGCCCAGTGCTTCTTGCGCCCAGCGAATGTTCTTTAGCATCCAGTATTCTATCTCTTGACGCTTTTGCGCGGGTGTCTTTTTCTGGTCATACGCTATTCTTCGGATGCGTTCCCTCGCGTTCTGCATCCGTTTGCGGTAGCTTTTCAGTTTGAGATATTCCCGCCCTTCTGATGGGGTGAGTTTTTGCCCCCTTACGTCTCGACCTGGATACTTTCGGCTTGCTCGATACGCTTGCCACTTTTGGTCTAGTTCCTCAAACCGCTGCCAAAACTTCTCTATCGGCTCTGCCCCACCAGTCGGGAAGCGAGTTGCTAGTGCCCGTACAAGCGGAATATCAGCAGCGGTTCTTTCAGGACGCTCCGCACCTTCTCTTGGTAGCAGTGTGTCAATTGCTTGCACAATCATTCGGCCTGTGCCAGCAGAATGCCCATAGATGAAATGGTCGAGTTTCGCAGGAGAGTCCAAGCCCGGAATGCGGATACCGTTGCGCGCTAATGCTCTGATTGTGGTCTTGCTGAGTTCACTTGTGTAGGGCTTCGCCCGTTCTTCTGGTGGCAGCCTTTCCAGGCCGCGAGGCTCAATCGGTCGCTCGCGGAAGAAATCGTAGTTGGTAAGGTTTTCCAACATCGGCCTCATTCCGGTTGGAATTATGTCAGGTAACGTACCTTCGAGCATCGAATCTATGAAACCGTCCCATGCGCGCGGGTGCTCTTTATCCACCCATTCAGCAAATCGCTCTACGAAAGTTCCATAGGTCAAGCCCCACAGAAAGGGCTTAGGAATACGCAAGAACGGAGTGACATCTTCTAGTGGAGTTCCATCGGTTGGAATGTGCCAGAAAATGTCTCGTTCCCAGCGCGGCAAAGACTGATAGCGCGGATCGTCTTTGTTGACCCAATAGAGCAGCAAGCTCGGAACAGTAACGCCAATTGTTCCTTTGACCATCGCTCCCACTGGATTTCTCCTGTGGGTACGAACATACTTGTCTGTACCCTGCACAGCAGCATTCCAAAACGCTACAATCCGATTGACGGCGCGGGTTTTTGCCCCCATGCGTTGAAAGTCAAGGGTCGCTTCCCGCGACTCAAAACCAGACTCCCGAAGCCCTAACCCCTTACCTCTCGCCTTGCGAAACACACCGATTCGGGTGGCCGCTTCCAGTGATTCACTGAATATCCTCGCTGCTTCAATCGGATGTCTGACTACCCATTCTGGCCGACCCATCATCAAGTCGCGTAGGTTTTTTTGAACCGTAGTTCTGTCGATTGAGATTAGAGCTGCGTGTTCCCCTCCCCCACGTCGCCATTCGTGATACCACTCATCCTTTTTCAGAAATGAAGCCAACCCCCGGACTGTATCTAGGCCAGGCTTGAAGCCAACTTCGCTTTGAAACCAAGCATCCATTGTGTCTCGCAAGGGGTTTCGGATTAGAAACTCTGGTGATAACCCGGTAGCCCCTAATCGCAACAAGCTGGCGGGTTTCGATAAAAGCCAAACAATTAACCCACCGCTTTCCTTGTCCAGACCTTGCAGAGCTTTGTACAGGTCTTGATCGTGAACTTTGTAGTATCGACGCTTCCCTTGGTCCATCACCGTCAAAACCCCCTCTTTGGGTGAGGACAAATGCGACGGTCGGAAGACAGTTGCCAACACGTCGAGGTCGGCTACTTTCATGTCGGCTTCCGAGAAACCAGCCTCCCGTAGAGACTTTTTGATTTCTCCAATCTCGAACCGTGTAGGCCGAACTGGAGTCTTTACCCGCTCAATGAATCTCCCACTTCCTTTTGTCCGTTCTGCTTGACGAACCAGTGCCAGCATCGCTGCATTTCGGTCGGCCAGATTGATTATGGTGTAAAGGTTTTTCACGATTGATTCCAGCGGGTCAATAATCTGACGCTCGGAACCTTTGATACGCTTGATCGGACTCCAGAGATCACCCAATCTTTCTTTCCCTATTCGACCAGTCGCTATCCCCTTCTGCTCCATCACGCGGAAGAATGGGACGTACTCTTTGTTGAGGGACTTGATGACTTGATATTGCTCTGGGCTAATCATTTCGGAATCGCGGATGTAGCCAAGAACTAAGTCTTGAAATTCCTGCAATTCCGCCGCCGCTTTCCTAATGGTAGGATGCTTGGCTTCCATCCTGCTTAGAACAGCACCAGCCTCCTCCAATGGTATCCCTGTTTCTATAGGCTTTTCTCGACCAGCTAGTTCAATTGCGCGGCGAGAGACAAGATAGACCCGCAAATCGTCAAGCTGGTTCTCAAATGGCCGCAGAATTTCTCGTAGCGGCTTGGTGCCAGTTGGTTTGAGCGTTTTTGCCTCAAAGGGGGAATTTTCCAAGAACTCCGAAACTTTGGATGTCCAGCCAGCCAGCAATCGGCTCAGTGAGTAAGCATTTTCCTCTACGGGAAGTCTCTCACCCTTGAGCCTTTCCATTTCAGTTACCGTGCGCTGTAGTGGCCGCAAGGCATCTACCGTCATGGTGTAGAGTTTTTCGGTAGTCGAAGTTTTCTCCGCGGTTTCGGTCTTTGAGAGACGGCTGAAAACCTTGCCTTCTGGACTGGTGGGCTCGAATGGTGGTGGTTCTTTCAGTCGCAACGACCCCCGCTCTCCTGGAAAACCACCTTCCCGGGCGAATCGTTCCATCTCGGCCTGTTCGGTCATGCCGAACTCGCGCGCCTTTACCCCGCCGATGCCTTCCAATGCTTTCGGCCGGCCGTGGCGCTTCACGGTTACGTCCCCAATCGCCACAGGTTCCGGGCCTTTACCGAAATCTACTTTCAGCGTATCTTCCCGAAACACCGCCTTGCCAGTTTCTAGGTCTTGTACCAATGCACCCACAGACGTAACTTTCCCGCTTCTTCCCATTGAATCTACAACCCGTCCGCCACGTTCAATCGTATCGCCGAACTCATCTACAGCCCTGCGCTTGGCGGGTTCTTTCACTATCGCGCTAGGACGCTGCGGCTGTCGTTCCAGCCCTCTCCCAGAAAATTCAACTACGGTATCATCTCCAAAAACTTTGCCCAGCGTCTTTGCCTCATCTCCCACCCTAGAGAGACGAACGATTACCCCGTCGTAACCCTCAGACTCTAGTAATTCCCTAAGCTGGGCAATCTCTCTGCTGGTCTCAACTAAACCTTCAGCCTTCATCCTTATCGGGTTGGGGAATTTCCAGCCTGCCCTCCGAGTCAATGTGCTCCATTCCGCATCTGTTCGTATAGTTAGAGGGTTTTCTAGCCTAACCGCCACCTTCTCTACGGTTGGTCCGAAAAATTCCGCAAATTCCCTGCTTGGTGTGCTGTATCGACCCGGCCCCAAAATAGGCTCACCAGGATAGCCTTGAGAATAAACTGAACCCATTTCTTTGCGGCCTGAACCTCTCAATAAATTCATCTCAACTGGTTTTCCAGTTCGAGCAGTATCAAGGTTCTTAGCAGGTGCGCTCGGCTCCCGTTCAAGCATCGAGGGTCGCGTAGGCGGACGCTCCGCTGCTCTCGCGGTAACTGCTTCTGCTTCCCTCTGTCGGCGGAGCACTTCCGGCACCCTCTCAGCCGCTACCCCCAAGTCGGCGGCTTCCCGCGCTGAAACCGGCTGGGGGGCCGGCAAAGGCTCTGTGGGAGGCTCTGGCGCTTTGAATGGATCTACCCAATCTGGGTGTGTTCTGTCTGCCTTCAAAGAAGCGCGTGGAGTGCCACCCTCTCCAACTACATAGTTGGTTGGTTTTCCATCCTCAAAGATTTGCCGCGTTCCCGGCGCTTCGACCATTTCCCCTGGCTTTTTCTTGCTAAGTCCATAAAGGGGATGTTGGTAAATAGCCCCCTCTGGGGGCGTTGGGACAGCACTAGGAGGCGCTGGCTTCGCCTCTGGCGCGCGTTCGGCCTCTGTCCGCCCTGCTACCCTGGCTCTTCTGCCTCGGACAGCGTGGGTGCCAGCCAGAGCAGCCAGCAGGGCCGTCAGACCCATTCTGGTAGCAATCTGCGCTGTACGCTGCTCGTCGCCTTCGTTTATGGCCTCACGGAGTTCGGGGTACTGCTCGGCCATGCCGCTAACCATGTGGATTGAGAAGCCACCTGAAATAATCCTGCTGACAAGTGGTAATGCACCTGCGGTCAAGCCTGCCCCTGCTAGGATTGCGATGTTGCTTGGGGTCGAAAGACTTTCAGCTACTTCGGCGACACCGCGCACTACTCCACCAAGAGGAAAGTCCACTGTTTCGGCAGGTTGAACTCCTTGCCCGGGTGGTGCCACTTGAGGGCCAAAACGGCTAGGATAGCGAGGTAGGCTTACGGTAGTAGTTGGCGGGCCTTCGGGAAACAGCTTCGTCAAAGGGATCAGCGGGACATCTACTTCGGTTTCCTGTACGGGTATCCCTGCGGCTCTGGGAGCAATGCCCATCTTGAACGGGGGGCGAACCAGTGGGGGCGGGGCGGGTGTCAGCTTGGGTGGCTTTGTAGGTTCTGGTACTGCAGCGTCGGGAGTGAAGCTAATCTTTTTATCTGGCCGAAAATCAATCTGTAACCCGTTCGCCATAATTATTCTACTTTCCGATAGCCTTGTTTAATGGCGTCCTGAAGTTGCGCCCTTGGTATTTTCCCTCTCACCCCATCTGGAGAAATGACGGAAACTGTGTCGGCTAGTTTGCCTTGTTCTGGAGCCTTTCCGCTCAGGACAGCATCGTAGTCTTCGTTGGCCTTCCGCAGAAGTTCTTCCATTCGAGCAGCTTGTTCTTTTGTCGGATCGCCTGGGAATCCAATCTGGGCCTTGATTACCTCCATTTCTCGCTTGAACCGTGCGTTGATGGAATCAAGTTGCCGCTTTTCCTCCCCGGTCGCTTGGCGATATTTCTCTTGCAAGCCAATCCACTGTCTTGCCAGTCTTTGTTGTTTGGGATCACCAGAAGCGAAGGCAGCGAATGGAGTAGTCGCCTTTTTCCCCCATGCTGCAATTTCCTTTCGCGCTTGAATCTCAACCTTTCCGTTTTTCTTTAGGCCCTTGGCTTCTAGCCATGCGGGATAAACAGCTTGAAACTCTCGCTCACTTGCCGGTTTTTCCATTTCGCGCTGGTGCCGACGAGTTTCCTTGTCCACACGCCGCTGCCTTTCAGCCGCAATCTGATCCTTTGCCGATGTGGAAGATAGGGCACCAACCCGCATGAACTCATCGCCTGGATACTGCTCTGGCGCCTCTTGCGCCCTTATCACGCCACTCTGGATCAACTGCCCTCGTACCTGTGCGTAGGCTTGCGTGCGCTGCTGCTCTGACACACCAAGCACCGCCTGAAAAGCACCCCCGATAGCATCATTCCTCTTGGCGGCATTGTCCAGTGCGGCCCCATCTAAATCTTCCAACGCCTTTCTCGACTTCGTGATGGAATCTCTGTACTGCGAAATCAACTGCGGCGACACACCAGCCCTGGTAACTAGTTCGATGGTTTTCCGTGGGTCGCCCTGCGCCTCCATGTAGGCTTTGCGGAATATCTGCTGGTCTTTCTGCGCCTGTTGCTGTTGCTCGAGTTTTAGTTGCCCCGCTTGCTGGCCCTGCAGGAGACTCTTCAAATGAACCGCCTTCGTCATTTGGTCCAGCGGGCTCTTAAACTGTGGGGTGCGTACCCCCAACGCGGCTAGTGGGATTCCCATACTATTCTCCTTGCTCCTCCGGCCTCCGCAATGCTTGGGCCAGGAGAAGGTCGCTTAGGCTTCCAGTAGCTCCCGCGATTCCTCCGGTAATGGCATTCGCGCTACCGACATAACCACTGGCCCGGGCTGCTGCTGCGTTCTGGATACTTTGGCCTTGCTGTGCGGCAGAACCCAGGAGAATGTTACTCACGTTCCCGGCCGCAAACTGTCCCGCCGAGGAAAGTTGCCCTGCTGCGGTCTGTCCCACCCCGGACAAGGAAGCCAGTCGGTTGAACTGATTAGCCTGGTTCTGTTGGAAGATGTTGTAGTTTTGCTGGTACTCCGTCAGCGCCCGGTTATAGACGTTGCTGTACTCACCAGAGGCATAGTCCTGTCCGTAGCGCGTGAGGGCTTCTGAGGTTGCCCCGGTCAGAAGGTTGCCACGCGCCGCGGCTGAATGCTCCAGGACATCCTGACCTTCTTGCAGCCGGAATTGATAGCCCGGAGTAAGCTGCATGGTTTCGAGCGTAGGAGCTTCAAACTCCTCCCCGAACGGCTGCATCAAGGAACCAAACTCTCCCAATTCAGGATTAACCAGCGAACTAAGGTTGCCCGCTTCTCCCTCAGCACCAGCTAATACGGGAGTTGGAGCACCTCTACTACCACCCTCAAAGGGAATGCCGCCTGGGGGTAGAGTGCTTCCTCCTGCCAGAGTAGAAAGTGGAACTCCATCCTCAGAGGGACGGCCACCCTTCCCCCTCGCCTCTAGCAAGGCTTGTATCCGTGGGGGCAAGGTAACGCCGCCGCGAGTTCCCGTACTCCCACTACCTACAAATCGTGGCTCACCGCCCGCACCCGGAACCGCGCCGCCAGCCTCTTGTTGCTGTCCTGGAATCCCCATCAGATACGACAGGTTGGCGAGTGCCCCACGGCCAGTTTGAAGCCACGGAGCAAAGTTCTCTTGGGTAGTGGCAAATTGCTCTCTTTGAAAAGCTAGGGCTTCTCTGGCGGACTGAGCCTGTAGTTCTGCGGCGCGAGTTCCGGCCTCGGCTTGTACCCCAGCGGCACGTCCAGCCGCTCTTGACCCGATGACGCCGCTTGCGACCGCGCCACCAGCAGCGGCAATCCCACCGATTGCTAACGCGGTTCCAGTGCTAATTGCTGGCATTAGAGTGTCCTCTGGTAGCCTGTTTCAACTTTCTTGTAGCCCGACAACTTGGAAAACAATTCATCTTGGTCGATAGGGCAGGTCAGGTGCATCTGTACCGCCCCTAATTTCTTAGCCAATGTCTCGGCTTCCCACTTCAAGCGCAAGCCAGCCATCGTCTTTCGCGCTTCTGGTTCCACATACCAAATCAGTTCTCCCGCTGTCATCAAGCCAGAATAATAGTGGGGAAAAAGAATGAAGCAAAATACTCCAACCAGCTTGCCCTCTTGTTCTTCGACCAGGATTCTAGCCTGTGGGTTCGTGACCAGCTTCTTAGCAAGTTCAAGAGGAACCTCTGGATTGTCTGCGATGATCTCCCGGTAAGGACCGGACAGTAGAAAGTTCCTTCCCATTTCAATAATCCGAGGAATGTCGGCTGGGGTCGCTTCTCGGATCATTATGTCAGCCCAACCACGATAAAGGTTCGACGGTCGCTCTCCCACTGATCGTTCACGGTCGAACCGTCCGTTCTTCCCTGCATTTTGAATATACGGTTTCCAGCCGAAAGCCCTGTGGCTACCCACACATTTGTATGCAATTGAATTGCGGCCCCAACAAGACTTTCCTGCCCCGCCTTATCGGAACCGACCTCGGCCACAGCATCTACCATAACTCTACTTTCGATTAACGATGCAAGATCAGCAACAAAAGACCCACGGAAAATTATCAAGGCTGCCCCGCCCTGTATATTTACTGTCTTGGTCATCTCAGGAATATCTTTATAGGTGCTTAGGACATCACTGATTGTCGGATCGGCCGTACTTCCAACCACCACACTCATATCAAGATGACTGGCTGTTTCATCGGCATCAACCTCGGCGGGTTCCTTCGCCTCAATGGATGTCCGCAGAGCATCCGATGTGAACATTCGGGCCAGGGAGTCGGTTTTCTGCTTCCCCAAAGCCACGGCACCATCTAAAATCGACCCCTCGATCACCTTGTCAGTCACAACAACCCGCGACAAGTCCCCAGCTCCATCAAGTCCCAGAAACCCCCTCTTTCCTCCGGTCAGGGGGCTTCCAACTCCATCCGCTGCAATCGCGTCGGTATCTTCCAGCAATCCCGCTACTGTCAGTTTGACGACCGTAGTTCCAATCCCTTCCGTTCTGCCTTGAATGATTGTCGCAGAAGCAATTTGTCCCAACAGGGTAAGAGTGTTTTGCAGCTTCTTATCATATTCCAGCAGTTTTTGGAGCGCCGTCCAGGTAAGCATTCCTTTTTCGTCCACAAAGCGGGAGCGACTAGGTGCAAAGGTGCTGGGGTTAGTGCTCATGCTCCGTTCCCCGGTGTCAGGTCAAGGTACGCATCAATAATTCTCCACGGCACTGCATCGCTGGCGCTGATCTCGTAAATCCGGTCACGGGATCGTCCTAAGCGCAGCCACCTTGCGCGCTTGCTATACTCACCCGCTTTCCCTACTCCCCTGTTGTGGGTGTTTGACCATGTGTGCCCGCCGTCATCAGACCAGCGCAAACCCATCATTGGGTCGCGTGGATTTCCTTCGCCATCAAGTAGCGGCGGGGTTGGCCCCACTCCCATCTCAAGGGCAACGTGGAGTTCATGGTGGAAGTCCCAATTGCTTTCTCTAGAAATATGCGGTGCGCGCCGAACCCGGCGAATCGCACTTCCGTCATCGTCAAAGATGGAAATGGACATCTCATAGACTTTATTGCTCTTCCAATCGCCGACTAGATGCTTTCCGAAATTGAAGGTGTGGTTGCGGCTGTGGTGCGCCTCAAAAACGCCAAGATTCAGAAACGCTCGCTCATGCCACATATTTGACGCCACATCAAAAACCCAAGTCGCCGATGCCGTTGGGAAAAGCAGGACGTAAAAACTATGGCCTTGATCCTGGTAAGAATAGCCGATGGCGTCATTGATGGTTGTGTAGCCCTGCATGGCAAACTCGATAGCGTGGTTGCTCACGCGCTGGGGCGTATAGCCTGCGGCCCGCCATACCATCGCGGCTCCGCGTTCATCCCCGCCCAGCCAGAACAGCGTGTTGTCCAGTCTCGCGGGCGAATGAGTTGCAACCATTCCCTTCTCGATTATCGCACCAGGGATCACATCGAAGATTTGAGCACTGCCTGAATCGAAGTACACGACACTCTTGGTTATCCCAAAAAGCCACAGCTCCCGGTGGTCGGCCTTGAATCCCACGATGTTGTCAGGAAACACTGAAACCGTGATGATCTGTAAAGCGGGCCACGAGGTTGCATCCACAACAGTTGAAATTCTGAAGGTCTGCGAATCCTTAATCAGCGCCAGGAAGAACCCGTCAACGTACTCAACCATCGAAACATTCGTAAGTGTCCCAGAGGCGATTTTTGTCAATCCATTTGTTATCAGATTCAGAACGTGCGCCCTCCCGCCGCTGGAAATGAGTAGTTGCGTCGGACTAGCGGCCATCGAGACGGGCAGGCTATCACCTGTTACCGTTCCACGCAAAACCTTGGTTCCGTCTGCAAAAATCTCGTACAATTTTGCCCCAGCCACAGCGAAAGTCCGTGCGTTGATGGTATGAATCCCCCGCACCGAAGCGCCTGTGAGTGCCACAAAGAGTTTCAGCCCGGGCGTAGGATAGAGCACCAGATTAGACTTCCCTGCTCCCGTCTCAATTAACTCTGGATACCAGTTCATCGTAAAATCAGCACTGGCGTTGGGAGACTGTGATCTGTAGGTGCCTGCGAGAGCTAGGGGGTGACGAGCCATTGTGCTATACTCCTGTCCGGGGCAAGACGGACGTTCGACTCGTCCCTGAGATAGCGCTTCCTAGGTCAACAAAGCGTGCGGTACTCAGTAGCTCAACGGTAGAGCAGCCCCATTTCATCTTAGAAATCTCCTTGACACAGTTTTACGCATATGCTACCGTAGCATCCATGCCAAACACTCTTATGACAGTAAAGGAAGTCTGCAAAGAGTTCGCAGATAAAATAAATGCGATTCCCGACAAGCGCGTTCGGAGAGCCATAGTTGAGTCGTTATCTGGAAGCCTTTTCATGGGGCCAGGAAGCAAAGCACTCCAAACCTCAAAGGCTGCACGCAGCCATGCTTCAAAAATCATGCACGCCAGTATGACAGCGGAAAAGAGACGCCAGAGAGCTAGGCGGGCTGCAAAAGCACGCTGGGCCAAAAAATGAAAGAGACTTGGAAACCAGTTGTCGGGTATGAAGGACTTTACGAAGTCAGCAACCTGGGCCGAGTAAAAAGAATTGCCCCGAGGATCGACGGGAGGAATTATAGCTTTGGGATGCTTCATCCGACCCCCAAGCAGAACCGAAAAGAAAGAAATCCTGGCACTTATTTTTATCTCAGCTTGCACAAGAATCGAAAACAAACAGTGCGCCAAGTTCATCAGGTAGTTGCAGCAGCCTTTCTTGGTCCTTGTCCACCAGGAAAGCAAATAAACCACAAAAACGGAAACCCAGGCGATAACAGACCGAGGAATTTGGAATATGTGACCCCATCGGAAAACCTTGAACATGGATTCCGTATATTGAAAACAAGGAACCATGCGGGGTCCAGAAATCCGCACACCAAACTTACCGAGGGTGATGTGCTTAAAATTCGCCATCTTCGTAGGCATGGACTTTCCCTCACAAATATCGCCGAGCGATTTTCGGTCACAAAAACAGTTGTGCAGTATATTGGTAAGCGAAAAACTTGGACTCATATCTAAAAGTTTATCTCCTTCCTGCAGGACTGTCCGAGCGCCAATTATACTGCGCCCCACCGCCATCGCCCCTTAGTGCTGGGTCAACCGTCATCTGGAATTTGGGAACATTGAGGGATTTCAGCTTGCCTTTGCTCGACGCCGCCTGCACCGCTACCTCCACCGGAGTTGTCCGGCCGTATTCCGGGGCTAGGTCAACAGCAAGTCCATAGCGCAGTGCCTTCAAGTAAGCCGGCGGAAGGGTTGTGTCGCCAGCAAGAGTGAAAGCTGCTAGAGGTGTCCAGGCATAGAGCTTAGTCTTGACGGCAACGCTGGGTATCTGCCAGTAACTCAGATTTCGCAGCGGAAAGGCATCGTCAATATAAACCACCTGCGGAAGTGTGCTGGTAATCTCCTTGACCGGAATCGCCTGCCAACCCTGTTCGTTAAGAATTTCAATGTCCAGTTCCAGCGGTTGCGAGGGATTGCTCAACTGGATAATACTGGCTCGCTCAATCCGTGCCGGCCGCGCTACACTGAAATCCCCACCAGTTCCCATTGTGTAAGTCTGCTGGTTGACTACCAGGGTAAATTCGTGTGTAGTGATGGCGAAGATCGACAGGCGCTCAGAGTTCCACTCGTCAATCATTTGGTTCAGAATCACAAGCGCATCTGCACCTTCGGCGCCCGACGGTGTTTCACCACTCGCCAGAGCGCCGATCAAACGCAGTGAGGATGCTACAAGCTCATTCCCGGTCATGTGTCCTCGCCTCTGTCTTTAGAACAGTCCCACAAGGTCGGTGGCAGTGGTTCCTGTTGCAAATACCCTCGAAGCGCGAACAGCCAGCACTGTCCCAACCTTAATGCCAGCAAAAATAACAGGATCTTCGTCGTCTATCAGGCACATCTTAATATCACCTGTCTTGCCGACGTAAATCGCTCTAGTTACAAACGGCAACTTGTCGGTATCGCTCGGCGTTATCGCAAACGCACGCTTCGCGGGCGAACTAAATCCGGTGCTGTACTCTGCTGCGTCAGTTTGCCCTGTCATAAATCACGCTCCTACTTGGGCTTTTTCTTGGCCTCGATGGCCTTCTCTCGGTCTCTGAGTGCTGCGCCTAACTCCAAAGCGCTGGGCTCGGGCTCGGCTTCTGGTTTGACTACCGACGGGGCCGGCTCCTCAGGCTTAGAGTCTGGGTTGTTGAGCCAGCCCTTCCCCAGAGCCTTTTCTTCCTCGGCGCTTTTGACTGTAACCGGATCGTGCTCTCTGTGGTACTTGACCTTTGGAAATTCGTTCATCGCTTCTTCCTCCTGTTCTGCATCCTTCAACAGCTCGATCCAAAAGTTGCACTCTTGAATCGCGCCATCGTAGGCATTCACATTCGCAATCGCTTGGGCGCGGTCACGCTGCAATGCCGCTAGGCGTAGTTCCAGCGCCTCTTTGGTGATGAGAGAAGGTTTGCTGTTCTGGGCGAACCCGGCTAGGCATCCGCCCAAAACCAGCAAGAGGGCTAGAGCAAAACGCTGCAAATTCTAATCGACGGGCGCACCTGAATACAGTTGAATGAAGCGATCCGTTCCGTTGACAATCACCTTGATGTACCCGTCGGCGGTTGTTGGTTCGGTCCCGGGCGTGTTGTTCCATACCAGTGCGATTGTGCCCGTCAAATCCATCAAAGCATCGTAGGTTTGGCTGTTGGTTTGCGCCTCTGGGAACTCAAACCGCATCGCGGTGAAGTTTCCCGTAATCGCTGTGGCAGAGAACACAGACCGGAAGCGAATGCCAGTCACATAACCGCTGATGGTCCGCGTCCCAGAGTTGGAAGTGACCAACTCAACCTCAAGTCCACGCACGTTGCCGGAATTGGTTACGGCAGTTGTTCCTTTCAGGTCAACATCGACGTGCAGGCCGGTGATGCTTGCGCTACTAACGCCATCCTGTAGGCGCGGGCTGATTTCACCGCCAGTAACATTGCCCGTACTAACGGCGTTCTGTCCGGGCTTGACTTGAAAACCGATGGTGTCGCCCGTAGTGTTGATGTAGTCACTTCGGACGTTGAACCTGAGAGGCTGATCCAGCCCTGACCTGAGTGCAGTAATGGGTGCTTCGAGTTCCCACTGGCTACTCCGGCAACGAAAGGCATTTCCGTTGCTGACGTTGATAAGCGGAGTGTAAGCAGGAAATTCCGACGCAGATGTGCAGGCACCGGACAAATCCCTCTTGATAAAGCGGGCCGCTTTGTCGATCCAGATAACTTGACGGTTGCCGTGATCTTCCGCAAACGTGCCAGAGAAACCGCGTTGCACCCGAATCCGGTTGTTGGTGGAATCGACCGACAAGACCAGCATCGCCTCTTTGTCCACAAAGGCGATGTCGCCTGCGGTCACGTTCGATGCCGAAACAATGTCAATTCGTCTTTCCGAATTGTCCACCGCCTCGTTGAGCGTGGTGGAGTTGAGGTTCGTCTGACCGAAGGCAGGAAACGCCGCCACCGTCAACAGTAGTGCCAGAATCAAGGATTTTGCTTTGTTCATCTCTCGTTTCTCTCCTTCTGGGGCTCTAACCCCTGGTCCTAGGAGGCCATCCTCACGGCCAATTCGGGATACAGGGTCGCAAACCCGTACAAAATGTCCAGCCGGGTAATCAGCCGATCCTGGTTGATGTCGTAGTCGCGGATCATGCGAATCGACATTCCGAGTTGCTTATCGCTGACCCGAGCTGCCATATCGGTCCCACCCGGCAGAATCAAGTCAGCAGAGGCAAAGACGAAAGCATCCCGGTGGAATGCTAGTCCTTGCGGGGTGTTGGTATCGGCCGCGCCCTTGATGGTGAGTGCTGCGTTGTTCGCCGGCAGAGCATCGACGGTCTGGAATGGACCGGACGCCACAAGCGAGGGTGAAATCGGGATGGTGGCGTTTCCGCTTCCATCCGAAGCTACATCGTCGGTGGCAACGAACTGGCGTAGAGAGCCGGTTGATTGCCGGTTCTGCGGGTTGACGGCATTGACGTTGGCGATGGTGAAAACATCACCCCGCAGAAGGCGATTGGCCGCAGCCGAAGTCCAAGCGTCGGTGACGAGTGAGGCTCCGCTTTGGCTGGCGCCGTTCACCAATGGGGTTCCGCCCAGAGCACCGACAACGTGGGTATTGACGTTCTGATCCATCGACCACATCAGGCCCGCCACATACCCCATCGTGCCGCGTCGGTACTGCTCGGCAATGCTGGAGGCTTCTTGGAACAGGCCCGACAGGGCGTTGACGATGGTGGCTTCCATCGCCGGACTGATAATCACCGAACGCCTGGGTGCCTTGGGGGCCGCCTCTTCGTTCAGCCTTTGCCCCAACTGGAGGTAGAGTAGCAGCGTAGCTGGTACGGCTCCAGGCGTTCCGAGGCAGTTGTAGATGTCCTTGTAGAGCGCAAGCCCGTCGAAGTCGATCTTGTTGGCGATGGTGGCAATGGCCGGGTAGATGAACCGCTGGGAGAAGTCGTCAATCGAAAGCGTCAGGTCTTGCGAGGAGAACTCAAGGTCAACACCAAACTGCGTGTCGAGAGTCAACGGAACCTGGGTTTCGGTCGCGTCCTCAAGACTCAGGGCTTGACCAGTCCGACCCTCATACCTAGGCGGCTTTCGGACGTTTACGGTGGTGCCGATCTTGGCTCCCGACCGGCCAAACTGCGAGTCGAGGTCGCGGCGCACATACTTCGTGAAAACCAAAAAGTTCTCAAGCACGCGCATCGCTTCCCGCGTGATCATTGAGATGGTAAGTAGTGTGTTTGCCATAACGGCGAATCTCTCCTTGGTCTAACCTTGCCTGCCTGCGTCCCGCGCTCGTCTGTATTCCTGATACTCCATCTGGTCGAGCGGAACGTCCGTTTTCGTAGTGCTTCCACCCACCGGAGTTATCGGTGGCGGAGCACCTGACGCTGGTTTTTTGGGAGCAGGAGGTTTACCCGCCTCTTGTTCGGGTGTTCGGAGAGCAGGAGGATTAGCCGCCTCCTGAACGGGTGTTGCCAAAATCGCTGAAAGCCGACCAATTTCTGCGACCGCTTTCAACGGCGACAAATCCATGAGCTTCTTAGGAAGCTCAGGATTCTTAGCAAGGTGATACGCCACCTCCGGGCCGTTGTCAAGCTCTATTATTGCCAGCAAGGCAGATTGTGGAATCTGGAGATTCCCGCCACCAACAACTTCATCGTAGTCCTCGTGGGCTGCGCGCGCTTTGTCTTGCCGCTCACCGAAGGCTTCAAAGACTTCCTGCTGTTCTTGCTGTTCTGCTTTCTGGGCTTCCTCGGCCTGGTTTTTCTTGAATCGTTCGTCGGCCTTGAAGTCACTCATCGCCTCAATGAACTCCTCGGTCGTCTCAAAGTCCTCGGCCAAAGGCTTTTTTGCTTCCCCAACCGCCGTCTCATCTTTCGTTCCAGCCTCAATCTGCCCTCTCAGGTTATGAACCTGATCTTCAAGCGAACGCTTCTCAGCCGTAAGCCTGTTGATTCTCTTCTCGGCGCCGCTGGGCTTGGCTTTTTCTTCCTCCGCTTTGGCGGCTGCCTCTTTCGCTGCCTTCTGCTCTGGTGTCTCTTCGGGCGCAGTTTTCTCTGCGGGTTTCTCAGCAGCCTTTCCCTTGGGAGGCGGTTCTTCCTTTGACTTGTTCTCTGGTTTAGCCGGTGCGGTCGGTTCCGGGGGCGTTTCTTCCACTGGCTTGCTGTCAATCGCTGCCTTTACTTCTTCCGGCGTGTCGGTTGGTGATTCGACCACTACTTCTTTTCCCATCGTCTCCTCCTATTTGTCCAGCCGGTCGTGGATACGTTCAAAATGCTTGTCCACCCTCTTGTTAAAATCCCTCTGCGCGTTCCATCGCTCATCGGCTCGGGCGCAGGCTTCTTTCACTTCGCGTATGCCCTCTTCGCAGGCAAGTAATCTCTCAGCCAAAAGAAGATTGCCCGGGTTTCCGGGGTTGCCGTTGCGCTTCCGTTTGTAGTAGGGAATCCCATCTCGCAGCAGGGCATAAAGCACTATTCCGATGACGGAGGAGACGATCCCTGGGCTGTGCTCAACCAACCCCGCCGCGGCTGCCATCCATTCGTGGTCAAGAATCATTGCAATGCGTTCGCCACGTTCGCCAGTTTGGTGCTGATAGCGTCAATCTGCGGCTGGAGCGTGGCGGAACTCTGGGCTTGGAGTGCGGCGATGGCAGCCTCCGCCGCCGCCAAACGAACATCGTGGTCGTTTACGACAAGAATAGTGGCCTGGAGCTTAGCGGCTTTCGTCCACTCGTTCCCCACCAGCGCCACCAAGACTTTGCAGAACTCCTGGGGTGTGACCGTGGGGGGGGCGATAGACGAATCTGCCGATACCACCGCCACGCACTCCGTCTCGAGCGAGCCCGTGCTTTGTGCTTGGATGGGTTCTGCGGAGAACAATCCCCACCACAACGTAGCCATCGTCAAGAAAAGCAAGCAAAGCGCCGTTTGTTTTCCAGTAATGTTCATCGCAGAACTCCTCTCCTGCTAGTTTGTGTGTTGCCTTGTTCGTGCACTGCGTCCAGAACTCTTCCTGGTGGGTCGGGTTGAAGCCGTGGCAGCGCGCCATCAATACACCACCACTGGACGACGTGCGCCTACGGGCTTGAAAGCCGCTGCGACCGTTGCCCATATCCTAGAGGAACCAAATGTCCAGCTCATCGTCACCGAACCGACTGGAGTGTTAGGGCCTTCATCGGAGACGTTTCCTTGCGCTGAACCAATGGCCGGGCTTTCTACCCGTTCGGTCTGACCCGCACCCACTGTCTCGTCTCCAGCTCCAGAGTGGCCCATAGAATCAATCACCCAGGCATTGTTGGTGAGAGTTGTGACGGCTACGCTGGCAGTAGTTGAACTTCCAGTCGCGGTGTTGTTGGCTTCCACCGGAGAACTCTCAGCGACTCCGGTATAGGAAACCGCCCCAGGCCAGATACGAAGGCAGGTTCCTCCCATTGTCACCACTACGTTGTTCGCTCCCGTGGCGGGCGCAATCAGAAACCACAATTCGCTTCTGTGGTTGGGACTGTCGGCTGCGGCGACAAGAGACATGCTGACGGCGTTATAGGTAACGGTTGAAACTGTCCGGTCTCCCAGCACAGTATCGAGAGTGCTGACAGTGACAAACAAAATCCGGTCGCTCCCGGCAACGGTGTGGGAGAAAGTAATAGAAGTCTGGTCTTGCGCTTCCTGTTCTCCGGTTGCTGCGTCTAAAGCAATCTGCGCCCAAGCGGGTGAGGCCACCAGGAGAGCCAGCAATAAGAGGATGTGTTTTCTCATGGCTTTTGGAATATCAGCGTCGCGATTAGACCTTGTGTGCCTGTGCCCGCCCCATCCACATCAAGCCGCCACGTTTGGTCAACAATCACATCGTCAAGCGACGTATCAACCACGGAGGGGGTAGCTGCGGTGTTGGAACTGTCCTCGTCTTGGTCAATGGTCAGGTTGGTCGAAAGCGCATCGGCCACCGTGCCGGAGCAGGGATTCCCGGTAGCAACAGGAGCACACCGCGCCACGTCCACGGTGATTGCGCCCGAAGAACTCACCGTAATAACCGCACCCACCACGTCAATCAGGTTCATCCCGATTAACTTGGAGCCAGTTGGAATGTGGAAGTAAAATGCTCCGTCGCCCGCCGTCACGGTGTTCGTAAAGTCGAACAAAACCATCTGGACTTCAACTTGTCCAAACTCTGAGCCTGCCAAGGCGTCGGGGGTCACTGCTAGGATGGTGCTCGTGCCAGTGTTTACTTCACTGGCGATTCCCATTTCCGGGCAGCCAACCGCTGTTGTACTCGCCGCGTCGCAATCAAGCGTGTCGGGAGAGGCGGCAGTCAAGGTCAGTCCCACCCCGCCAACACTGCTGCCTAGGAGGTCATCCCCGTCAATACTGGCGGCAGCATACTGTCCGGCGGCGACCGCTCCCTGAAGGTCAGAGAGATCAATAACTCCTTCGGCGCTTGCCTCTGACCCAGGCGTGAAGTCCTCATCGCTCAACACACCCGCGAGTTCGGCGACTGTGGTAGCGGCGAAGAAGTCAAGCTTGTCAGATGAAAGAGCTACCGCAGAAGAAAGCCGGGCATCTTCAAGCGTGCCGGAAGAGAAGAAGCTGGTGGCCGAATCGCCCAGCGTAGCCGTGATTGCGCCTGTCCCAATCGCGGTCATGGCGCCGGCTTGAGTGATCTGTACTCCGTTGCTGGCACCAAATTGAGCTAAGAGAGCATTCACGTCGGTCGCTGTAACCAATAACAGTGCCCCGCCAGTAGGATTCCCGGTGGTCTGCTTGAGAACGAATCGGTCGGTGGAAAAGTTTGACTGGAAATCCCAAGTCATTATCTCCGCGTCGGCGTTGCTGACCAAACTCATTGCCCCCGTAGGAGCAGTCAGTTGATCCCATCTGCCCCCGCTGCCTGCCGATGCGCTTAATGTGAGAGTTGAACCATCGGAGGTACAAGTTACGTTCGTGGTGCAGTCGATGGTGAAAGGATAGGTGAAAAATCCGTTGTTTACTGCCGAGCCACCGTCTTTCCATTCGATAAAGACTATTTGGCTGAATTGCGAACGCGCAGGAAGGGCAAAGATAAGACAACCGAGAATCAGTACCAACAACCCGATGATGATTCGTAATTCCCAGCGAGGGAACTTAGCCTGCACTTTGACTTCTTGCTTTAGTTGAGGAAGGACGAAATCCTTTCGATGCTCTCCGCTGCGCTTAGTCCACAAACAGGTAGAAATAGCTTTGAGCGTCAGAAACGAATGCTCTGCAAGTGGGAGAGTCTTTTTCCACTCGGCGTAGTTCTTCTTGAACACAGACTCTTCCACTTCAACCCACTTGCCAACATTCACCAAGCCGACGGAGCGAAGTTTCTCTTGTTCTTCTTTGGTCAACTTGATTTTCATATCTGATCACTCTCGATTTGTTGAACCGTGATCGAGCCTGACGAGGTGGCGATTCCCCCCACTACCTCACCGGGGAAATAGGTATTCGCTTCTTGGCTTACGCCGCTGCTCGGTTTACTCTTGGTAAAAACCGCCGGTGTTCCTTTCACGACCTTGGCTGGGGTTGAACTCCCGGTGGGGTCGTATTGAAGCAAGTTGGCGGTGGGGGGAGTATCAGAGTCGTAATCCTCTTTCACGCTAACGCGACGGCAAGGACTATTCGCAACTACGTCAATCTTGTTGGTGTCCAGCGCGTAGGTTGTAATGCGATCAGCCACTTTTCCCTCCTGCGCCAACTGGTTTGTCCTCGTTCAGCAATTTCTGCCGTGCGGCAACGTCAGCGTTGACCGCCTTCAAGTTCTCCAGCGCGCCTTGCATTCCTGCGGCAACCTGAGCCAAAGCAACATCAGTCTCACCCTTTTGTAGGGCGATTCTTTCCTTTGACTCCAATTCCCACTTTTTCATGTCCTTGACTGCATCCTGCTTCACCCGCTCGTTCTTAATCATCCCGGCCTGTTGCTGCACCATCTTGTTTGCCTGTTCAAGCAACTGGCCTTGTTGCTGCAACTGCATTTGGGCCTGCTGCAATTTTGCCTGCGGGTTTTCGTCGTCGGCATCTTCTACACCTGGTGGCAGCATTCTCTTCAACCGCGCAGCAATAGTTTTCGCTCCCGGCCAATCCATTGCGCCCGCGATCAAGTCTCCAATGAAAGCCGCAGCTTGCGGAAAGACTTTGAGGAAGTCCAGCATGGAAGCTACACCCTCTTGCCGCTTGGACTGGTAGGACGGGCCGACCGAGATTGAAATGTCGTAGGTGCCCACCTTCACATCGAATACTTTGTCTATCCCGGGTGAAACCATGCCTTGCGCTGCTGCTTGTTGTTCTTGTCCATTGTGAATTATTACGTGGTCGATGCTGGCATCGGGATTGACAATTCTCTGGATTCTTGCTCGGTCGTAAATCTTAGGAATCAAGTCCAAGATAATCCGGCCACCAAAACGAATTGACCGACTTAGGTTGTCGGAGTAATTCAGTGAGGTTATGTCGGCTGCTCTTTGTCGGGCTAGGATGGCTTTTCCTGATTGTTCTGGTCCGCGTGCGCCCAAAGAGGCGTTGTAAATCCCTATGGTTGCCTGCAAGTCGCCGGCCGCCATCCCAATCATCTGTGCCATTGCCTGAATCGGTGTCTCAGCTACTTGCCGCTGTGGTGGCGGAAGCGCCTTGCCACCTACCTCAAGAATCTTGTACTGCAAGACCGCAGTGTTTTTCCGGTTGGACTCGGCCCATTCCAGTTCGTGGTTCTCTATTTGTCCCTCGGCGGCAATGAAGGGAGCCTTTGGGGCTAGTGCGATTGCCTCGGTTGCAGCCGAGATCCAATAATTATATTGGCGTTGGGGATCTTTGGCCCCGCGCACCATGCCGGAAAGATGCCGCACTCCATCTACATCTATGTCGTCACCCAGCACCGGAATAATCGGAATCCACTTTCCGGGCCACTCTTTTTCTTCCAGTATGTCCACCGCACTAATCTTCGCCCAGCGCACCCGAGTGCGGGTTCTTTCCACCTGGGCTACTGCCTGTTCTTCTTCCGGCAGTTGCTCAACCCAGGATTCATCCTGCAACTGGTAGAGGGTGTACTTCTCTTGCTCCAGGTAGAAATACTCAGCCACACGGATGATTTCTCTTGTGATCCAACCGGGAGCGCGGTTCCCAACCGAGGAAAAGTCAGTCAGAGAAGAGGCTGCGGCAGTAGGGTATTGCTGCTTGAAAACGTCCGATCCCATATCCTCAATGACGAAACACCAGCGGGCATCGGAATAATCTGGTTTCTTGTGGTTGGGATCGAAGTACACCGTAAAAGGATTTTTGATGCGGTCAAACTTGATCTCCTGGTAATTGGATTCTTCCTCGATGTAGTCGGTGATAATCCGGTAGTATCCGAACCCGATCCGCACCATCATATCGAAAGCGTGGTCGATGGCGATGGAAGCCTCGCTGTTGATTTCAATGTGCCGGATAATTCCCTGAATGATCTCAGCCGTCTTGACGGTTGCGCCATTGCCAACCGGATTTACCTGAATGGCTGGACGCTCAGCTCTCTGCTCGTTGGTTATCTTGCGAATGAATTGCGGCATCCGGTTCATGGTCAAACAAGGTCGGCCATCAGCCTCCCGGTCGGCTTTCACCATGTTCGGCCATTGCTCACCCACCGAAAATTTCAGGTCGTCGAGCGATTCGTTTCTGACCCTGTTTTCAGTTTCCGAAGCAAGTTTGAATCTTCGCTGCGCTTGTTCCAGAAAACTCTCGGTGCGGTCGTGAGATTTCTGTTCGTCCTCAGTCATTGAACACAACCCGAATATCGGCCTCTTGGAAAATGACTACCTTGTTCTCCAAATCCATATCGACGTACTCCCCGATCAAAACTGTTTCCCCCACTTTTACCCCGTCAACCTTTGGCCCAACTGCAAGGACTTTGCATCTGTAGTTTTTCCGACTCCCGGCAGGAGTCCAAATCATCGAACCATCGGGTTCGGGAAGGCGCCGGCCTACCACGCGATTCCCCAGCGGCCTCAATCTGGTTTCGCGCAGCTCACACACAACGGATTCCCGTATTCGTCATAGTAACTTGCTAGCTTTCCGCACCTTGGTGGGTTCTCTTCTAGTGTTGAGAAAACGGCAACGCACGCATACAGCCCTTCTTCTCCCGGCGGAAGCAGCTTCACCGGCGGCGGTAACTCCCTCTGGTGCTTGTTGAGCATCGCCCTCCTTTTACATGGCGCTTCTAGTTCAGTGCCTTCTTGTCGTCTCCGACGATGTTCTCCCGGCGGGAGCGATGTTTCTCCATCCACTCCGGGTCACTGATTCCGTGGTGGGAGTTCATATCTAGCGCCATCACCATCTCCATTCGGCCGTGCTCGTCCAGCAACTCCCAGACTTCTTTCAAAACCTTCTCAGGATGCGCGGAAATGTACTTCCGTTCTGCTCGACTGTGTTCTCCCTCACGACTGCCCGGGCCGGCAGACTGAAACCGTCCCAGGCGGGCAACCAGTAGGGCGGCAATCCTCTTGGCCGGGAGAATCTTAAGTGTTTCTGTGATCGACTGCCCTAAAGAATTGAACCAGGAGAAGGTTACATTCCCATCCTGGTAGATTGCCTCACCGGAATTATGGATGTGCGGAAACTTCGACTTCATCATGTGGCAGTTACCTGTGGGTTGCCGCCTTCTTTCAGGATTAATTCCTGTCGCGGGAGTTCAAACTTGAACCCAGCCTGTGGGCAAAAAGGGGTAGGTGGAATCACGTCAAGGCGTTGGCCTTCGCACCACAGCGCGTTGTTTTTCCTGTCAATCGTCATTTCATAACCGCACTCTGGACAGAGGAAACCGTGAAGAATCTCAGCTTTCCGCTTGATTTCGACCATTTCTCTCAATACCTTGGTGAGTTATGACGCCCCAGGAGTGACCGCAAGGGTACTCCCGGTTGCCGCCGTGCCGGCGCCCGCGTAGGAACAGGGCGACCCCTGCGCTTCTTAGGCAGAACCATACCGCCGCGCGCTCCCAGGCCTCTTTGTCCGAGCCCAAGACCTATAGGACGACCTCCTGCAGTCGGCAAACTCCTTTTTTTCCGTAACAAGGAGCTGGCTGCGGCTCTCTGTCCAAGGGCACTACGGGTTGGCGTTCGAGAACCAGGTATTACCTGACGAGCTGGCAGGCTTGGCCTACTTGATCCAACACGGCCCCCTCTTTGTAAACCACCACCAAATCTTCCTACAAATGGCATCTCTTCCTCCTTTTAGTAGCTGTGCGAACTCCGTTTCATGTCTTGAACCCCATGCGTCTCATGCCAGCCAAAATCAGCCGTGACCCAAGCCAGGCACGATCCTCGCAGGGCGACCAGTATGTGGTGACATTCTTTGAACGATCTTCCAGGCACACAATGACGGTGTGAATCTCTGGATCGTCCTTGGCGATGGCAAGGCACTCCTTCAACTGCTTGACAACTTCTCGATGGTTGCCCTGGTGGCGAGTCTCAAGTACGCGGATTTTGCTGGTGTCGGCCATTACTGGTAACTTTCCTGTAGGATTTCAAAGCCTGTCTGGATTCGACTACCGAAGGGAATTTCGTCTGTGAGAACTACAGGCTCATCCGCAACCTCTGGCAAGTCTGGGATCTCTGGAATCCTGACTTGGACGTGCGGTTCCCAAGGCTCAGAGAAGTAAATCTCCCAAATCGCATTTAACTCGGATGAATTACCAACTCTTTCGGGTAAGCCAATCTGTGCGTGAAAAATCTGACACAGGACTTTGTCTAATGTCCAGCTTTTAGGTGTTTGCCGTCTCCAAAGAGTTGGTAATTCCAATCCAAACTCTTTTGTGAACCATTGCTTCCACAACCCCAGCTTCGTGAGGTTTCTCTTTGGCGCTGTAATCCAACTTTTTTCCTTCTGCATCACTACGGGAACAGTGACACTCGGGATCGCTCTAGGCTTAGATTTCCTAGCTAATCGGGAGGAAGTTTCTACTACGTCGGGTTCCAGTCGGGTTTCTATGATTGGTGGCGTTGCGGCATCGGTCTGGGCTATCTGCTGCGCCTCTGTGATGATTTCATGGTATTTAGCCTCTAGTTCTGCGTAGAAGTCTTTTATGTCAAGTTGCTCCTCTTCTCGCGTGCGTATGAGTTTCCACCCGCCGGGGATGCGAACCACTTTTCCTCTAGCCATCATTAGGTCATCCAGTTCTGAGCACTCTGGTCAGGATGGACGAACACTCGCTTGGGCTTTGGGCCTGGGGGCGCCACCTTGGGCGCAAACGTCATGGCAGCCATATCGCCACAATCAGGCGAACTCAACCCGCGCTTCTTCATATCCGCCTTCTTCTCGAGCAAAATTTGATTCTTTCGGCTGTAGGTGTACTCCGGGCCGGTCAAATCAGCCGCCAGCTCGGGATCGTCGGGAATGTCCGCCCCTCCCATCAGCCAGTCCCGCATCAACCCCCAAACCTCTGCCCGCCGGTTGAAATACTTTGTCGCGTTATTCGCCTTCTGTGCCCCCTTGAACTCGAACAACCGACGCCCAAAACCTCGAAATCTTATCTGGTCAACCACCCCGGCCCCTAACCCATCCCCATCCACTACCGTCGCGTCCGGGCTTAACTCCTCCATAAAAGCTATCACCCGCATCGCCACCTCAACCGTATCCAACCCTCGCAATTTTTTCAGAATTACCAGCTTCCGTCCCTGTCTCCACCCAATTACCGTCTGATCGTCCCCAAACCGCGCCACATCCACTGCCAAAATTTTAGCCAGATGCTCATACCCCCTCGCCTCCTCCTTCCTCGCCCGCTCTACCGCGTCCGACGGTATGTACTGCGTGCTCCCTACCCGCGGAAACTCCCCCTTTACCCAAATCCTTACGTGATCTGAATCTTCACCGTAATCCAATACTTGCTGGTTAAGCTCCTTCTTGTTAGTTCCTTCAACCCGGCGACTGTCAATTTGATCGGTTTGCCATCTGTGTTTGTACTTGCCGAAGCACTCACGGAAGCGGCCGGCGGTGCGGGTGGGGTTGCCGAAGGCCAACCAGATGATTTCGGTGTCCTCGTCGGTCAGTGCGCCTTCGGTTACTTCCCAGATAGGGTCAGCGATGGCGCTGGCTTCGTCGAAGATGACTAGGATGCGCTTTCGCTTGTTGTGAAGGCCGGCGAAGGCTTCGGGGTTCTTCTCGTTCCAGGTGATGCGGTCGCAGCGCCAGAGCCGCTTGTGCTCTGGGACGTTGAAGGTGATTGACTCCGCTTCGACACTGAACCAATGGGAGTTAATCGCCAGCCTGAACCACTTGCAGACCTCCGGCCAAGTCTTTGTCTTGAGTTGCGGGTCGGTGTTGGCTGTGAGAACTACTTTGCAACCCTCTGCGGTACTCATGGCCCACTCGATCAGCATTCCGACCAGAGCACTCTTACCGATGCCCTTACCGCTTGCTACGGCAATCAGGCAGGGTTGGTGGCGAGTCTGAGGGTCTTTCAGGTGAGAGCCTATCTTGTTGAGGATGCCTTCCTGCCAGTCCCGGGCGCCGGCCTCTCCTTCCAGCTCACCAGTGCCCCAGGGGAAGAACGCCTTGACGTACCCGGCCGGGTCGTGCTGATAGCCAGCTGCGTCTAGGATCAACTCCCGCTCTGCTTCGGCCTGAGTCAAGGTGGCTTGCGTCATTTAACTCCTAACTACGCCGTCACCGAAGGGTGTGAAGTCCGAAGCCTTCTCTGCCTGTTCTCGCGTGGCTACTTCGCAGGGATCGCTATCAACTCGTAGGTCGTCCGCTGGCATATCACAGAAGATGCAGGTGTCCGTCCAAGCACCAAACACATGGTTTTTTAGTACCTTGCTTTCAGGGTGTGTCATTTCTTTCCCTGCGCTCGTGCTCGTGCTGCAGCGAGAACTGCCGGCAGGTCGCCCAGGCCAGTTACTTCCACCTTGTCCACGAACAGCTTGAGGTACTTGCCTAGCAGTTCCAGAGAGCGCGCCTTGTCCGCCAGCTTGAACCTTGTCCGCATAACCTGTTTGCGCTCTCCGTCGCCAGTCCCACCAGTAGCATCCACGGTGTATTCCTGAATTGCCGCGGCTTGCTCCCGCGTCAGCTTCGAGAAGTCCAAGCGGAACTCGCCGTCCTCATCCACCCGCATGTAGTCCAGCATGTTGGAGAAGCCCATCTTGGCAAGCTCTCCCAGCACTTTGTCGGCGCTGATTTCGAGCTTATCGGCGTGCTTTTGCATGAGCTTAGCGAGCTGAGCCTTAATGTGGACCTTCTGCAATAGCTTCGAGGCAATGGTATGAGCACTTCTAGCTGCATAACCTGCTGCAGTAGCGGCTCTTGTGCCGTTTAGGTCAATGATGTACTCCTTACAGAAGGTTCTTTCCTTCAGCTTGCGCTTTGGGGTGTTTCCTTTGCGCGAAACATGGCGGGGTTTAGGTACTGGTGGCTTGCTGATCTTGTCGGTCAGGTGGGTCTTTTCAGGTGTCATAGGCAAAGAGAAAGCCCGGCCCATCTGGGGACAGAGTGAACCGGGCAGCCTTGAGATGCTGTGGGGGTGAGTTTCCCCACCATACAACACCGCAGCCTAAGCCCAGCGGTAAAGCAGAGTCAAGCCCTTTCTTTTGCTGGTTAAGATAGGTGGCAGTAAAAATGGGGGGTGCTAGTCAATGAGTGCGGCAAGCAGTGGCCATCTGTGCCGCGAAAGCGTGCTCTGGTGCGGGAATTGGGGCGCGTTTTGGTGTCCGATGGCCAAGCACTAGGCGGGGGGTCATGTGCTAGGGGAAATGGCTCATGCGGAATAGGAGGTTTGGACTATTCCAAGCGGGGTTGAGCGGGAGTAGGCTGTACCCGTGATGAGCAAGGAAAGCAATGATCGCCGGCTAGCCCCCGTTCCCCTTTGGCCTGTGTGTGCACCAGCTAGGTGCTGTTCGGGGGTCGGTCGGTTTTAATGATCAAGAAAATTGGACTCATAGAGTGGTAGCGTGATGGCAAAGCGCAAGCGCCAACTGAGGCTGTTGGGGGATAAGGAGCCGGAAACTGCGGCGCTCTTTACGTCGAGCGAGTTTCCCTACGATACCCCCGACGAGATCGCCTACAACGCCCAGCGCAAGAAAGAGGGTTTGTTTGTGATAACTCCAGAGGAAAAGGAGCAAGAAGAAAATGAGCAGGCAAAGCACAGATGAAATCAAGAATGGCCGGGTGTTCAACGGCTTCGACTACACGCTGCAAGTCTGGGTCAAGAATGGAGTGGTCCAGCCCTGCGCGCATCCACGGTACATGAGCCAGAAGATGCCATGCTGCAACCAACACGCCTACGCGGGCTGGCATATTTCCAACGTGGACCAGCGCCTAGTTGACCACCGCAGCGTTCCGAATCCCAGCTAGTACCCGGCTGCTGGCCGCTCTACGGAGTCGGCATAGGTTTTCTCAGTTCCTTTTTCTCGGCTTCTGTGAATCCAGGCATGCTTGGGTGCTTACTAAAGAGAATTGCGCCCCTTCTCATCTGCAAAATCAGTTCGAGCATCTCCTCCTGCGTCATTGCGCGTTGCCCAGCCGATCCACTCATGCCGACGTTCGCTTGGCCTTGACCCTCACCGTATATCCCCCGCGCCCAAAACGGTGCTTCTCCTGGTAACATGGCTTCCTCCTATGCCGACATTCTAGCCCTTTTCTCGCTTTCCTTGAAGAACTCGCTTCGGGCATGTGCCGCGATTGGTGCCACAATCCGATCCACAAAATCCTTAATACTCAAATTCTTGATTTCCTTTTTGGTACAATAAGTTGATGCCACTTTCCCATTCCCATCTCCTTCTTGAATTACGATAGCTACCCGTATTGTGTGGTGGTTGATTTCTGCCATGATTTCTCAGCCTCCTTGAAGAACTCAGCGCCCCAAATACCCCAAGTACAGTTCGGCCAGTTTTATCAGTTCGAGTAGGCGGCCGCCTAGTATTTTTTGGTTGTGATCGTTCATCACGAAGCTGCGATGATCTAAATTTATGTCGTAGCTCGTCATTTCGCTACCTATCCTCGCAAGTTTCTTTGCGATTAGGGCAGCAACCGCCTCTTTATCCTTACGGATTACAACCAAGCCAAAAGGCCACAGTCTCATATCTTCTCCGTTTCTTTGAAGAACTCATCAGGGTGCAGCCCTCGCCTTTTCAACTCAGCTCCCACCACAGTCCGTACCTGATCCAGCCAGCGGCAAAAGGTGCTCTCAGGCAGCCGTGAGAGTTTCACCGCCCGCTTGTAAGGGCCGTCTGCAATGAAGTAAAGCAGAAATACCCCACAACGCCCATGCCAGTTCTTCCGCCGGCGCAGCGCGATCTCCCCGGCCTTCTGAAAGTCAGCACAGTAGCTACTCTCTTTCGGCCACTTGGGACCAGGGTATTCAGGAGAAGCCCCCACCGCGAACTTGGGCGCGCGCAGAACTAGCTGCTGGCATCTTCTGAATCTTCTATGACACACATCGAAATACTCGTGATCTCTCAGCTAGACAATCCTACCTTCTCCCCGTTGAATTTCCCCGGTGCTAGTGCGGCGCCTTCTCTTCCCGCTGCTCCTGCGCCGCCTCAGAGCGCGGGGGAACCTGAGCGGATAAGGGGTTCACACCAAGAGACACCACTACCGATGCTGCAAAAACGAAGGTTAGACATATCCCAACCAAACTTCCCTGTTTGCTTGCACCGCACGATTTCTCCATCCTTGTCGCGTATCGGTTCTTCTCCAGGTGAACAGTACCGCTCAGGTTTATTTTGTTCGCCAACTTAATCACCTCTCTTCTTGCGCTGGTTGCGCTCACTTCCTTGCATTCCTGAGAACCGCAAACGCTGAGGTCTGTTCCTCTACCCGGAGCTGTAGCGGATCCGCTGTGATCGGCAGCGGCCGGCACTTCTCCTCATGGGTCCGGTAGCAATTCATGCCGTAGCAGAGAGGTTCCCCACAGTTAGGACAGCTTACCTTAGCCTGTGCTCTGCAGTGGCAAAGCCGAGAGTTCATACCTTCTCCTCCCCACCCTCATCCAGGCTCGTTAGAAGCTGCTGCTCGGACTCTACAGCGCCACGGATTTCATCAAGCACTGACTCATACAAACTCTTTACCCTTAAAGACTCCTTCCCAATCGCCCTAATAGTTCGTGCTTCCGGTGAAATCGGGCTGACACATTCTGGATGAAAGGGCTTCATCCCATCCCAGACAATTTCTTGTGCGGAACCAATCTCTACGTCACAGCGAGTGCAAGGGTAAAATACGGTGCTCATCCTTCCTCCGTGCTACTAGGTGCGGTGAGGTCGAGTTGGCGGCGCAGTTGTTCAGCACATATAATCAAACAACAGCGACAGATATTTTCCTTTGTGGGCCAGTCAGCTTCCTCGGCATCCTTTTGCCATTTGTCTGCCAGCTTTCGTTGTGACTCCCTCACCTTCTCCTGCTCGTCGGCTAGGAGGCGCTCGATTTCATCTGTGGCTTCTTTGAAAGCGAGATTGGCTTCTTGGGTGTGGTCAAAGCCAGTGACGTTTGTGAGTCGAATCAGGACGTTCGGAATATCTTCCCGGCTCATTCCTTAACCTCCAGTAATAATGCGCGGGCTCCTTTCATAATTCTTTCGGCGAAGGCGGGCATCCTTTGTGGAACACCATTCCTAGTGCGATAGCAAGGGTCATCGCCACACCAAACAGTTGTAGCGTCTATTACCTTCCCCAGCCTCTTAACCAAGTCGAGGAGGCACATAATTGCATCGCAGCCCTCTTTGTGTTCAAGTGGCCGCGACGAGGCCATCAACGAATAAATCTCACTCAGCTTGGGCTTTTTCATTTGCTGGACTCCTTCCTGGGCGGCCTTCGCCCCAGCACCTTGATGCAGACCATGAACTCTGAATCTGGTTCTCCGGGCCACTTCATAAATCCAATAGGCCCAGTGACAACAGCAATTCCACCTCTTACTTTGAGCCACGCTGCTACTGCTTTGTGGAATTTCGTGTCGGCCTTCGTCTTCTCCCCCTTCAGGATGAACCCTTTTCGGTCAAAGACATCTCACTCCTTCTCATCCATTCTCGTCGGACTGGCCCTCACTGATATTGATGAACGAGTTTTCGATTGCCATTTCGGTGACGCCCAAAGCAGTTTCTAAGAAGAGTTCGTTCACGGTTGACTTATCGTTATAGAGCGAAAAAGACTTGCTCTCCTTCGTGAACCTAGACCCGCCCGATACAACTGACAGGGAGAAGGTGAACTCGTCGGTTTCAACCAAATTGTCGTCTTTAAGCTCATAATATTTGCCAAAATCCTTGACCTCTAACCACGGACAGCACGAGGCCAGCGCGTCAAGACGGTATCGAACGTATTTTGGATTCATGTAAGGTCGCCCAAGCATCACTTCCCCTCCTGCGTTGTGCCGAGTATCCGCTCTCTAAAATACTCGGCTTGGCGGTAGCCAATGTAATTGACCACTCGCTTATCAGCTTCCCCCAACCATGCTTGCAGTAGGTCGCCGGAAACACGAAGTCCGCTTGCTTGGCCTGAGCTATATCCTCCTGGGCCTGAATAGGCCTTCTGTCCTTCGACAACCGCTAGTCGGAGAATCTCTTTCAGTATTTCCATTCCTGTTTTCATGGGTTCACCGTTCGCACCGGAACAATAAACTTCTTCTTGAGTCGCAGGATCTTCAGCTTCTCTTTGGCTGTGTAACGAATACGCTCAATCGTGACCGTCACGCGCTGGTTGTTGGGGTGAATCATTTTTTGTAGAGCTAGGCATGCTCCCATCAGGGGTTCAACATCACCAGGAACCAACCTACCCGTCAACTTTACTGTCAATACTCTAGGCATCGTTTCTCCTCATGGGTTCACCGGGGCTTTCTTCTTCATGCACTCCAGGCACTTTAGAAATCCTGCTGGGATTTCAGCGCCGCAGTCCCTACACTTCCCAGGCTTGCCTTCTGGTCGTGGCCGTGGACCAAGTTCAATTACTTCTTGGCCTGGTTCATCTTCCCATCGCCGCTGATTCAGAAACGTCGCTGGGTAGGGAATGAATTTACCGTCCTCTTTTTGCCATTGCTCGGTTTGCATCCAGCGTTTTAGGCCAGCCAGAACTAGAGCAAGCCTCATTCCACTACGCATTCCTCGGTATGCTTTTAGCGCCGCTGGTTTTCCGACCTTTCTAGGATAGAGGTCCCAAAATGTTGAGAAACCAGACGGAGAAGGCGAAGCCTGAGCAGGGTTCTTTCTTTTTTCTTTCTTCTCTATTCTTCCTTCTTGTATAGGGGCGGGATGCTCGCCCTGATGCTGACCCAAATGCTTGCCATCTTGCTGACTAGTATATATTAGGAACTTGGTAGAAGTGGTTTGTTTTGCGTCTAATAGCTTGCCCTTGTGTTGGCCATCCGTAATTGCGTATTTATTGATGAGAATTTGGTAGTTGGCGTGAACCCCTGGTGTTGTGAAGCGCTTAATGTAGCCCTTCGATTCAAGGCGCTGCAAAGAGTTTCTGGCAGTTGAACGAGCAAAGTTGTATGCACCAAGAGCCTTTGCGCTACCCCACCAGATTCCAGTGTGGTGGTCTGCCAACAGCAGTAGCAGGCAATACACAGAGAAGTCAGTTTTGTTTAGGAGTCCCTTCTGGACGTGCTCTAGGATTCCACGGCGGAGGGGTATGTATCCAGCAAACATCCAGCCCTGTCCTTTGGTACGGGCCGATGCGGGATTAGGAAGGACAGGCTGGCCCAAAACCCTTTCCCGCCCGGCTCGTACCGCGCACATCGTAGTCCAACTCCTTAACCGTTGTCAACCTTAAAAACTGGTCGTACAGAAACAGAGAAATGGATGCGGTTGGCATACTCGTTGATTATCCCAGAGTCGTGAGGTTCTTCTGCGGCGTCGGCGTAGGAGCCGCATGTGTTCATGCTGACACCAATCGCAGCCCAGTGCAGCAAGGCACGCAGGTCGTGAATCTGAACGGAAATCGTCACAGAACCTCCACCGGCGAAATCTCTATTCTGGTAAATCCTCGCATTCCTCTCGGCACCAATATCTGCTTCGGGGTGCCCTCCACCAACCACTGCTCTGAATCGTCCACAATCAGCCCCAGGCCGCTAGGGTGGCTTTTCTTGGGAATCACAAGGCAGTCCCGCACTGGCTTCAATCCTGCGTCCAGGTTGTCCTGCTCGATCCTGCGCTTGCGGTAGCAGGTGAATTGCACTCGCATCTTGGGGCGGTTCTTCTCCACCCACTTCTGCAAGCGATGGAGCTTCGGAGCGCCGAGATTTCCCGATATAAAGCCGTTGCAGGCCATCCTCAGCGCCGCATAGCTCGCCCAATGGTGATACTTCCCGCCCTGGCGGTAGGCATTCCCTGATGGTACCTCTAGGGGAATCTCGATGATGACGGGCCAGTTCATTCCTACACTCCACAGACTCCTTCACACTCAGTAGTGAATCCGAGTCCAAGTTGGAGTTCCCGTGGATTAAGCCGACCATTGAACTTGATTTTCTCCAGCGGCACACACGACCTGTGGACGTAGAGCTTCTGATCTACCTTGCGGTTCACGACCCGGCCTGGGATTCTCAAGGCGTTGTCTATCGCAACCGCGCGCGCCCAATCTACTGGGTTCTTCTTGATGGCCTGCCACTCAGAATCATTGTGATAAGGGCAAAAGACACAGGCCGAACGGGGAACCTGATGCGGGACGTTGCCAATCTCTTTCAGCCATGTGAAGCAATCAGCCCGAGTCATGGCCTTGTCCATGAGGGGAAACCGTAGATCCATCCACTTCTTGTTGCGATTGGGGTTGTTTCGCATACGAAGTGCCCGCCCAGCCTCTTCAATTGATATGCCGATGTACTGGACGATCACCACGTCTTTGGGAATCCTCTGGCGCGGCCTCAACCCAATTAACTCGTACCGGATCGCCCGTTCGATCACGTCAATCTTGTATTCCTTGGAACATTGCCGGCGAAGCATGCCCTCCCGACCACCCTCAACTATTGCCGTATAGGCAGGAATCGAAGCGAACCGCTGCTTCGTGCTGTTCTCGCCCCGCATGAGATCATCACCTAGCCGACTCTTCTGGCGAATCCAAATGGGCGCACCGCCTACAGCTTGGAGCCACTCCAAATGTTGATAGACGGCCACTGGCTCCTCGCCTGTGTCTGCGAAGATGGCGCAATCAAGGGGGGGCTTGAGGAGGCCCTGAGCAAACATCAGGTACAGCGTTGTACTCTGAACGCCAGCACCTAGCGACAGTACGTGATACTCAGTACTCATGCCGTTTCCGCAAACAACTCAGCCTGCTCTGCGGGCCTTTCCACTGGCACCACTCGGTACAGAGATTGTCGCCGCGAAACAACCGTGTAGTTCAAGAGCCCTTGCTGGCGTAGCTGTCGTAGGATGCGGCCTGGAGAATCAGGCGCTATCATCCCAAGGTTGCCTTGAATATAAAGCAACAGTTGTTCCATATGAAACTGTTCGTTATGGCGGCAGAACTCCATAATAAGCGAACCTATCCGGCTCCTGACCCTAGCCCGTTCCTGGGGGTCGCTAGTCACTGGCGCCATCTTGTTCATCGCAATCATAAAAAACTTTGAACGTCCACCTAGTTTTGCATTCTGAGCAAGTCAACGCCAATCCAGGGAATAACACTTCGATGTCCTCAACTATTTCTGTGTCATCACCGCAACAAGGGCAGTAAATCTTCATCTTCTTTTCACTCACTGGCACGCGATGATCCTTTGGGCGATCCATTCCGCGATTTGCGGGACAACGGCTTCGCCGAGGGCGTCATTTCTGGCATCGACCAATTGTCGGGAAAGCCCATCAACCGTTCTAGCCACACTGAATTGATGAGCCCACCAGTCCGCAGCCATTCGCGGATGTATTCCGGGCACCAGCGCAACGAGCTCCCGATGTTCGCTCCGCTCGGCCTCCGTCCCGACATTTCCTTGCGGTAGCACGTAAGCGCATCCATTGCCCCGGTCAGTCCGCCCCTCAGTGAACCGAGGCTCTTGTCGGGGGTAGGCAAGTAGCCAAACCCTGTCGCGGATATGGGGGGCACCAAAGGCGGCCGCTGGTAGGCAATCCCATTCCGCGTCATACCCGCTCTCGGCCAAGTCTCCGAGAACTCGGCCCATCCCCCGTCCAAGCAAAGCTGAGACGTTCTCCACGACAACGTAGCGGGGTCGTAGTTCGCAAACGATGCGGAACATTTCGCTCCAGAGTCCGCTTCTGTCGCCTTCGATTCCTGCCCGCTTGCCAGCGTTGGAGATGTCCTGGCAGGGGAACCCCCCGGAGATGATGTCAACCCATTTGAGGTGGTGGGCCCGCTGACATCGGTGCCTAGTTTTCCCGCTTCGCATTCGCCGCTCGTTCGGTTTGTAGATTCCGCAGCAATTTCGGATGTCGGCGTACTGCCTAGCACCGGGGAAGTGCTGGGCAAGCACCTTGCGGCAGTAGTCCTCAATTTCAATCTGCCAGTCCGTTTCGATTCCCGCCCGTTCAAACCCAAGGTCAAACCCTCCAATCCCTGCAAACAGAGAGCCATGCGTCAGCATCTCCCGTCAGCTTTGAGGATGCCGAGCATCAGTCAGTCAGCCTTGCCGCCGCTCAGCCTTGGCTAAAGCAGCATTCAAATTTGCCAAGGTTGTAGCCTCAAGCGGAGTAACCCTGTTGGAAAAACGCAAGACTTGCCGACAAACATTAAGCAAGTCTGGCGCAGCAGATATTACTGCAGCGTCATCAGCGCCCTGTTTGACATCAGCAATTGGGATGTAGTCGCTCTCCGGGCCTTTGTAGTCGGAGTCCACATGCCAACGACCACCTACATCCTGAGTGGCTTGCCAGTCTCCCATTGTGTGACTCATTGCTCACTCCTTATGCGAAAGGCGGCACCAGGCTGCTAGGCCCCCCAAACTTGTCGGGCGAGTGTGGGTTAGGTTGACTTCCCACGAGCCTGGGGCGCTGGTGAAGCATGTCCTCGCGCTGCCCGCATCAGCCGTGCTGAGGTGTGCTGTCCTCCACGGCGTTTATCAACCACGACTGGTCCCGCCCGATTCCTTGCAAGCTCGTCTCTCCCATTGAAAACTGTGTGGCGACCCCTACCCAATTGGCGGTTTCTCAGGCACGCCCTAGGTAAAGCAATCTGCCAGGATTCGCTTAAGCCGCCACACACTTGATTCCGTAAAACTCCATCGCCTTTCTGACCTTCCCCATTGGGAAACCGATGCGATTCATTTCTTGGAGATAGCCGATGATATTGGTTCTGTTGCACAGCCTGTCCTCAGCCCTTCTCTTCTTGGGGTGGCATTTCTGGCACAGCGCGACGAGATTTTCTCTGGCGTTTGGATCGCCGAGCCTGTGTTCTTCTATCCATCGTGCTGGCAAAATATGATCCGCTGGATGGGCGACAGACCTCAAACCCGTACTTGTGAGCTTGGGAGGACATGATTTTGCCCCACAGATGGCGCAGGGCTGCCCTGAAACGGCCTTTCTTGCCCTCTGCCACCCTGCCCCTCTGCTGGGCGCGGAGCCGGGGCGCTTTCGCCTTGCCTTCCGCTTCAAGCTCCGCGAGATTGAGCAAGTGCGACGACACTCCGAGCACCGGGCAGCCCCCCATGATAGAAACCTCCTTCGGCATATCCTTCTGCGGCATCGGCGCCTCCTAGGCCACTGTTGGCGCTTCATCCCTTTCTTCAAACTCGATCCCTTGGTCCTCACAAACCGCTTCCAAGGTCGGAACCCAAGCGGCGGGAATCACATACAACTTGCGTTTCTCATCGCGCCTCCCCGCCATTCCGTCAATAATCTTGTCCTTGAGCGTTACGGTGTCGCCAAAAACCTCTGCCTCATCACCTTTGAATCGAATGACGACTTTCTTGGAGTTCGTTGTCGCTGGTCGCGCGACCGCATGGGCCAGTGGAGGCGGCGGGGCCTCGCCCTTCGCCCGACTCCCATCCATCAATTGAACGTCTGGAACGCTTTTACCTTCGACCTCAGAAAAGGTTTGGTTGCCGATAGACTTGATTCCCATGATGTTGAGATAGTTCCCGTTCCTTTGCACGATGAGATTGGACTGTTCACCGACACCTTGTTGTAGGTAGGGCCACAAGTCTTTTTTCCAGCAGGTACAGTCCCAATTCCCGTACTGCACCTTCGTGTAGGCGCCTTTGCGGGTCTTGATTTCCCTGTAGTCGTTAATCTTTGCTAGGGTGCCCTCGGGCGGGTCGGTTGGCTTGGGCGAGTCTGCCGGCGGGTCAGGAGGCGGCGGCGCAGGCGGGAGAGCGGGCGCTGAGAGTGGTCGGCCTTCTAGGTCTGTGACTTCGCGGCCTTCGGGCGAAAGGTCGTCATCGGCCTGCATCATTTCCTCGTCGGTGTAGATGTCCGCCAGGTCGGGGTAGGCTTTCCGCAACGCAAGAGCTTCGGCACACTTAGCCAGCATGTGCCTGGGCATCTTCCTCCACATGAAGGCTTCGGGGGAGTTAATGTCGGCCGGCGAGAACTCCTGCCAAAAGGCTGTCGCCACGGTCGGTTGTTCGACGCCCTTCTTCCATAGTTTGATGCGGGCCAAGATCGGGGTTTTCTTGTCCACCCCGTACTCATAGTCCGCTTCGCTTATCGAACCGAAGTCCTTGTGGCTCCTTGCGGCCATCGCCCGGTAGCCGTCAATCCCAATCTGAATAGCCATCTTGCCTTTGCGCTTGACACAGTGGAGTTGCCGCGTGAAGGGGTCGAGCTTGTGCTTCCTGGCTACCAGCATGAACAGGGCAAATTCGTCGTTGGTAGTGTCCTTGGCAACGGTTCGTTTCAGGAGTGCTACCTGCTCTGGGCGAAGCCCATGCTCCCGTCTTGCGATTGGCGCGGCTACCACAGGGACAAGCGCGGTGGAAGTCTGCCGCTTGCGCTTTGGGGGCTTCCGCTGCGTGCGCCGCTTGCGCTTTAGTTTGGCCTTCTTAGACCGCATCTTTACTCCACACTTCGATTCCAGGGCACTTTGCCTCGGCCTTTTCTTTGTCTTTGGTTGCCCTAAC